ATGACCAACAATATTGGTCTATGGTTCTTTGACGTATTGGAAAAACAAACCCCTGTTACGACAGTTTCCACATTGGGTTGTGGAGTGGTTTTGTATAAAAACGACACTTTTACGCACTGCCTTATGGCTATTAACTTCGGGGTTGGCGGATAATAAAACCCTGTGCGATTAATATATAGTATCATTTTGATACTTAGGGAATATACAAAAGGAGTACAGTCAGTTCGAGCCTGACTATTCCCACTTTCCGAAAACTTTTTTCTCGCTTAAATTGCTGAATTTCAAAAAGTATTCCATTAATACATCGGAAATGTTAAATTTTTTCCGAAAACTTTTAGAATCCAAGTTACAGCAAGGAATAAGCATACGATACCTTTGAATTAGAATAACAATTTAATTAATTTAATATTTTGTAAACTATGGAAAAATCAATAGGCTTAGGTACTGGAACAGGCATTTGGCTATTGGGTATGTACATTGAAGAAGTGTATATGACACCCGAATTAGCTCAGGAATTGCTTGGTAAATATAACACCCACAATCGGGACATGAATAACATTCATGTAAACTATTTAGCAACACAAATGACGAGTGGTTTATGGGTTGAAAAAAGCGGGTTGGCTATTAAGTTCGATGAAAATATGAGGATGGTTGATGGTCAGCAACGCTTACAAGGCATAATTGTCTCAGGAGTACCACAAAACTTATTAGCAATTAGCAATGTAGACGAAAAAGCCTTTGAGATTCTTGATACACAAAGGACAAGGACTGCCGCCGATTCATTTAAAATAAAAGGCTATCCTTACCATGTACAATTAGCAGCAATAACCAAAAGATATATGGTATTATTAAGAGATAGTTTGGATTTTCATAAATCTTCAAAGAAATATAAGATAACACCAAGCCTTCAATTGGTAGAATATGAAAGCAATAAAGAACATTGGGATGATATATTGCTGAAAGGATTAAAATTGAACTCAGCATTTAATACCCTTACTACAACCGACTATTGCGGATTCATGTCTTTCTTAATAAGAAATAGAGGGCAATCGGTTGAAAAAGTATTGGCTTTTTTCAATCAGTTTGCAACACTCGAACACTGCGAGTACCAAGCAATTGACGAAGCACGCCGTAGACTTGTTAATATCCGAAACTCAAATCGTAATAGAAGAAATAAAAAAACAGGGATAACAGATGAAATAAAAACAAGTCACATATCAACCGCATGGAACGCTTACAATTCTAATATAAAAGACTTAGAAGGAGTAAGATTTGATACTCTAAACTTCTTCATGTAAAATACCAATACTTAACATTATATAACTGACACCTTCGGGCGTACTAATTCATTTTAGTACGCCTTTTTTTGTCCTAATTCCAGCCAGCTTTAGGGCGTGAATTTCATAATAAACTCATTAATAAAGCTATGTCGTTATCTACAAATATCAAACAAGCCATAAAAGAAGCTATACTCGAAATTATAGCCGAAGTCATGTCTGAATATATTAAGGGACAGCCTCAAAGAAAGGGTAAAAATATTGATCCTGACTTGATTAGCACCAGACAGGCATACAAACTTAGAGGAAGAAGCAGAGTCACACACCTAATCAATTTAGGATTGCTAAAGCAAATCAACACAGGGACAAATGCGACATCCGTAAAGTATATCTCCAAAAAGAAATTAATCAGTTTAGATAAAGTAAACATTTAACCCCAATCAGCCAATGACAAATAACGACTTCAAAAAATACCTCAAAAGGGCAATACAACTCTGCGAGGATTATGACACCACTACCCTTGACTCCGAAACAGTGCAAATGATTTGGTTTACTCCGCAACAGTTGAGACAGTTTGCCGAATATATCGAAAAAGAGACTATCAAACTAAATACCGATAATAAAAAACAATAATTGAGAACTATGAGCAATGAAGGAAAAACGCATTGGAAGCGGTTGGTCAATTTGGATTACATCGGAGCATATTCGCTCGATGGTCAAGACCTCACAGTTGAAATAACTAAAGTAGAAGTACGGCGAGTAAAAGGGGAAGGAGGTAAAGAAGAAGATTGCACCGTTGCCGAGTTGAGAGGACAAAAACCTTTCATAATAAACAGGACAAATGCCAAAACCATTACCAAAATCTACGGAAGCCCATACATTGAAGATTGGGTAGGTAAAAAGATAACACTTTACCCTACAACGACAAAAGTTGCAGGAGAAGTCGTTGAATGTCTGCGAGTGCGTCCCGTCATGCCAAAAGAAACAACCTTTGATGCAGAAATAGAAGCCGACAAAAAACAATTGGAAGCCTGTCAAACACTTGCAGAACTACAAGAAGTGTATATGAGTCTCAAGCACCGTAAAGACACGAAAATAGTAACTGTAAAAGACAGGCTAAAAGAAGTATTGAAATGAAGATATACAAAGAGCTTTTGCAACAATCCGAAGAATGGTTCTTGCTCAAATATGGGAAGATTGGAGGTTCTACCCTCAAAAAACTCATGGTAGACAAAGATGTTCGGGATTGTGCCATATATGACGAACTCTTATCCACACGATTCGAACCTTTCGAACTCGAAGAAATGTTTACGTCCAACGATATGGAGCGAGGCAATATTTATGAGCCACTTGCCCGTATGGAATACGAGAGAGTATATGAGAAAAAGGTTACACAGTACGGATGGATAGAAATGGATAACGGCATAGCAGGACTAAGCCCTGATGGTATAATCGGCAAAAGGATGGCAGAAGCTATCGAAATTAAATGCCCCAACCGTGTCACACATACAGCCTATCTCCGCAACCCTATGTTGATGATACAAGAATATATCTGGCAGATAGTCATGTATTTTACCGTTTTGAAAAACCTCAAAACACTACACTTCATTTCCTACCGTCCCGAAAATACAGCCAATCCGCTACTCGTCTATGATGTTACGCCCGACACCGTTGTTCAACTAAGCAAGAAGGATATAAGTAACATTTCGAGTTTGGTAATGAGAACTAAAGACAGGCTCTCCCTGCTAAGAGTAGCACTCGAACAAGATACAGCACGTTTCACACCCAAATTTTAAAACCAACAATTATGAATGACAATAAATTCCTGTATGGCTCTATCTGCCTGACAGACATACCAAAAGAACTGATAAGAAAAAGCGAAAAAAATGGCAAACAATATCTCAATATTGGCATATCGCAGCTAAAAGAAAAAGGTAAATATGGCGACACACATGCCGTCATTGTCAATGTCCCTAAAGAGCAACGTCAACCCAATGACAGGACTATTTATATTGGTAATCTCAAAACTTGGGATGGTACAAGTTCCTCTCAGCAAGGAACAACACAAGAAGAAGATGATTTGCCATTCTAACGTATAAACACTTTTGTAATTCTAAATCAAGTAAACTATTTGAGGGGCTGCTGTTGTGAAACATCAGCCCTTTTTCATTAAAAAGAGAAATAATATGAATAATAAAGAAAAAGAAATATTCGAGGCGGGTAAATATAAATGCCCGATTCCTATACCCAATATAAAAAAAGGCGATGTACTATTCTGCAAGTCGCCAACTTCCATTTGGCTCTGTATTGTTTCCCATATCGAAGGAGACAAAGTGTATTACCACGCCAATTACAACATAACGGCTAAACTTTTGAATCTCGATGATTGGTTTCTGGTTGACTACATCAACCGCAAAGCCACTTCCGAAGAAAAAATATTCATGCTTAAAGAATTGGAGAAAAACAAACTCTGTTGGATTGAATCACAGAAGATTATTTTCCAGACCGATAAACTCTTAATTGTCCCTGATACTATCAACATCTTCCAATTGGGATATAATGATAAGCAGTTAGGAATTGGAACACAAAACGACTCGGTGATACTTCTAAGCTCAGAAAAGACCTACGGACTATATCATTTTCAATCAGAAATCTTTGAAAAAGTCGATTGCGTACTTATTCCCTGCAACTATAAAGACCTACAACCAAAAGATATAGCATTTAGAACAAAGAATAACCCCAACACCATAACACCCGATATTCAGAACCCTATGGACTATGTGAAGATTATGGAACAAGGCTATGTATATATCTGTGGAGAATCATTACTAAAAGCTTACGATACAGAATTTTTCTGGTTTAAAGTCGTGAAAGGTTAATGGCAAAAAAGGGGATTGAAACCAAGAACGGAATCCCTGTCAGGTGCGAATACTGCTTACATAATCAGGGCGAAAACCAACGCTTTAAATACATGTGGCATTGCTCGCACCTTTCTTTTTGCGTTGTATTTGGCTTGCGGTATTGCGAAGCGAAAAAGAATGGCAAAGGGGATTTCGAAATAGATAACGAAAAATACAAAAAATGGGAATATATCAACTCGGAAAAATAAAAGCAATAAGAGGTGACTGCATGGACTATATGTTGGCATTGCCAGACAATACTTATGATTTAGCAATAGTTGACCCGCCCTATGGAATAGGCGAAGGAGGTAAGGATAAAAATAGGAGGAGAAAAGGAGAGGTTAGCAGAGTCGGATATAAAGATAGTTCCGAGTGGGATAAGTCTATACCCGACAAATCTTACTTTGATGAGTTATTCAGAGTTTCCAGAAATCAAATAATATTCGGGGCTAATTATATGGTTGAATATTTAAAACCCTCAATGGGATGGATTGTTTGGGACAAAGGAAACCATGCCGATTTCAGTGATTGCGAGTTACTATATACATCTTTTAATCGGGCATTAAGAAAAATCTATGTGTATTATATGTCCGACTATAATGGAAAATGGCACTTAAAGATACACCCGACTCAAAAGCCGATAGAATTATATAAGTGGATTTTGGGAAATTATGCGACTAAAGGCGATTCGATTCTTGATACTCATGGAGGTTCTTTTTCTCATGCAATAGCTTGTCACGATTTGGATTTTGACTTGACAATCATAGAAAAGGACAAAACATATTTCAATGACGCAATTAACAGATTGAAAACGCATCAGCAACAACTAAAAATGAATTTTTAATGAATAGTGAAAAACAATTTGTTACTGTCCTAATTTGTAAGAGTCCGAAAACACAGATTCTCTTAGACAAGCGGCTTCCCGAAGAAGAAAAGCAAAAGCGTATCTCCCGATACCTCGATAAAGAAGGGAAGTTAAAGATTGATACAGTAAAAAATCACAACGTATATGGCATCAAATGAAAATAAAGAATTAGTATTACTTGATTTGTTTTCCGGCACAGGTGGATTCCATAAAGGACTTGCCGATGCAGGCTTCCAATTCAAGAAAACATATTATTCAGAAATAGATAAACACGCAATCGCAAACTATAAATACAATTATCCAAATGCAGAATACATCGGAGCAGTTGAAAATATCATTCAGTCGGGAATCAGACGACCAGACATTATCACATTCGGTTCGCCTTGCCAAGATTTCTCGCTTGCTGGAAACAGAGAAGGACTTGCAGGGAATAAAAGCTCCCTTATCAAAGAAGCAATTATCGCAATATCTCACTTCCGACCAGACATATTTATCTGGGAAAATGTTAAAGGAGCTTTCAGCTCAAACTCTCGCCGAGACTTTTGGGCGATTATCAAAGCGTTTGCCGACATTGGGGGTTATGCAATCGAATGGCAACTTGTTAATACATCATGGCTATTACCCCAAAATCGTGAGCGAATATATCTTGTCGGACATCTTGCAACCTCTTTCCGAAATTGGCGAAACGTATTTCCTATCACACAAGATGAAGGAATATCTCACAAAAAGGACGGAACAGACAAGCGACAATCACAAACCGAAAATTGTACAACAATCAGATGTAACTACGGACAAAGAGCAGACGACACATTCGTCAGGACAAGCCGCATAAAATCTGAAAACTCCAAAATAAATAAGGTTGGTAGGATTAGAAAAGGACAAGATGGGATTGTCATTAACGATAAAGGTCTATCATCAACAATAGTTGTAGGACATGGAGTCGTACCCATAATATTAGTTGATACAGATAAAAAAGATAATATTGAAATCGGAGACTCAATAGACCTCAAATCCGTAAATCAGGATAAACGTGGCAATGTCAATAGAAAAGGTATCACACCCACTTTAGATACACGTTGCTATCAAGGAGTAGTAGTACAACTCAATCCTTCCACCGAAAGCAATAATAAACAGCCATACCAACAAAATCGAATTTATGGTACTGATGGCATTAGCCCTGCGATACCCACAGACTCTCGTAGCCCCCTTATAGCATCGCATAACACTTTCGTTGGCGACCCTGTACACTTCCACAAGGAACAACGGATATATACAGAAGTGACACCGACCATTCAGGCAAGTTATGGTACAGGAGGAGATAACATTCCTTACGTAAACAATATTCGCCGACTAACCGAAATAGAGTGCGAAAGACTACAAGGCTTTCCTGACAACTGGACTCGATACGGAGACTATAATGGAGAAATCAAGTTATTGCCAAAAACTCAGCGATATAAACTATTAGGCAATGCTGTCACCGCAAAAATGGTTGAAATGATAGGCAAAAGGTTACTGACAAACTATAAGAAAGCTGATGCCATCAGGCTCTTTTATAGCAACCCTGATACCGAAGATAATCGACAAGCAGCATAAAATATTACTTATGGATGAAACAATACTGATTAATTATATGCGGAAGATTCGTAAGAAATTTCGATTCACCGCAGTAGAACAAGCCTTGTTTTACGAACTATTGGCAATACATAAGTCGGACAATTCAGAAATAATCTATTGCTCCAATACAGAACTGACAGACCGATTGAATATTGCAGAAAGTAGTCTTTATACAGCAAGGAAGAATCTAATAAAAGCAGGAATAATTGTCTATCAAGTTGGCAGAAGTACAAGAAGCGTAGGTCAATACTCTTTCAAGAAAGATACTATCTCCGACACTACCCCCGATACCCTTTTCTTCGCTTCCAGTAAAGGATTGAACGAAACTCCGTCACCAAAAAAGGCACGGGGAAAGACCTTCATTCCTCCTACTTTCGAGGAAGTCCAAGCCTACTGCTTAGAGCGAAAAAACACTATCGACCCTCAGAAATTTATTGACTTTTATTCCGCTAAAGGTTGGATGATTGGCAAAAACAAAATGAAGGACTGGAAAGCCGCAATAAGGACATGGGAACAAAGCAGGAAAAATAATGAAAATAGGTCAGATTTTTCGAAACCAAAAGACTATGGCAAAGGATTCTGAAAAAGTCCTGTCACCCGAATATATATCACGACTACGCATACTTCTATCCAACATAATCAAAGAGCAAATTCCCAACTTCATATATGACGACCTCAACACGGACGTAATTGCCAACCTGTTCCTGTACTACACAGGACAGGTTAGCGATTACAACCTCCGTAAAGGAATTTGGCTTATGGGAGGAAATGGAGCCGGCAAAACAAGCCTGTTACAAATCTTTTCGGAGTTCGGAAAAAGAAGATATGATGGATTTAAAATATTTGATTGCAGCAAAGTAGCCAACGATTACGCAATCAATGGCGACCTCGATGTCTACACATACAATCAAAATGGATATAGTCGCCGAGCCGTAGATATGGCATTTGATGAATTAGGGCGGGAAACCATACCAGCCAATCATTTCGGGCAGAAGCTCAATGTCATGCAGCACATACTACATATCCGCTACAACCTGTGGAGAACCGAAGGAGTGCAAACCTATATCACAACCAACTGCGATGCAGATGAAATACATGCCCTGTATGATAGCCCTAACGACAGATTTATTTCAGACCGCATACGGGAAATGTACAACATTATCCATTTGGGAGGCGAATCACGAAGAAAGTAGTAATAAAATTAATCTAAGTAAAATTATGATAAAAGGCTTTGATAAAGAAACCCAACCATTATCAGCATACGAAAAGGATATTTTGTTGCCGATACTCATTAAAGGTCTAAGAGCGAGAATAGGGAAAGAATACGCAGTAACAAATAAGCAGATAGTAAAATCCCTGAGTCCCGGACATAAAATATCCGATACACGGGTTCGCAAAATCATTAACTACATACGGATTAACGACCTCGTTCCTGCGCTTATCGCTACATCGGCAGGATATTATATCGCCCAGACAGAGGCAGAACTACTCGATTACGAAAGAAGCCTCGAAGGGCGTGAAGATGCTATTCGCACGGTTCGGCTTAGTATCGAGAGGCAAAGAAAAGCAATATATAACTAAGAATAATAAAACTTCCCAAACCATTCACTTTTACAAAACCACTCCTTAAATAATGAAACTCTTACAAAAAGAACGTAAGGCTATCGAATTTATCCGAAAAGCCTCAGACCTTGCATTGTCAATGAGTGACGAAGGCTTTCATGTGGCTTTCTCTGGTGGGAAAGATTCACAAACGCTTTATCACCTAATGCAGCTTTCGGGATGCAAATTTACGGCTCACATGCAAGTGACCACAATCGACCCGCCTCAGTTAATGCGCTTTGTTCGGCATCAGTATCCAGAGGTTCAGTTACACCTTCCTAAGAAAACTATGCGAGAACTTATAATCGAGAAACGTATGTTGCCAAGTCGCAGGGCAAGGTATTGTTGTAAGGAATTAAAGGAACATGCAGGAAGTGGCACATGCACCTGTGTCGGAATACGTGCAGCCGAAAGTGTCAACAGAGCGAAGCGTCAACCAATCGAAAAGGAATTGAAAAGAAAGCCAGCATATAAACCTGTCTACGAAATTGACGGGACAAGTCTGGTGGAAAAAGTAGGCGGGTTCGACTTATTCGATATGAAAACCGAAACAGTTGTTACATGCGTCAAAGGTACTGACAAGATAATCTTATCTCCGATATTTTCTTGGACTGACAACGATGTCTGGACTTTCATTCGAGGTAACAATATTCCGTATTGCAATCTTTATGATGAAGGACACCAACGTTTAGGCTGTCTTTTTTGCCCGATGGCATCCAAAAGGGAAAAGACTTTAATGCTTAAACAGTTCCCACGCTTTGCCGAGAGATTCTACCTCCCTGTAATCAGGCAAATCATGGCAATGGGAAGCTATGCTTCGTTTGATTCTGCCGAGAGTGTATTCGATTGGTGGATAGGTAGAGACAATATAAAAACATGGCATGCAAAAAAAACATACGCCCAATTACAATTTTAAATTATGAAAATAGGACTTATTGACGTAGATGGTCGCAATTTTCCAAACCTCGCTTTGATGAAAATTGCAGCCTACCACCGACAGGAAGGTGACACCGTTGAATGGTGCAACCATTTCGAGCAGTACGACAAAGTATATAAATCCAAAGTATTTACTTTCACCCCTGACGATACCACCCATATCCAAGCAACTGAGATTATAAAAGGCGGTACAGGCTACAACTCCTTTGAAGAACTCTTTTGCGATTCCATACAGCCCGACTATTCGATATACCCCATGTATAAAGAAGCATACGGATTCCTTACAAGGGGCTGCATCCGCAACTGTTCGTGGTGTATTGTCCCCAAGAAAGAAGGAACTGTCAAACCATATCGAGATATTGAAGAAGTTATGCAAGGACGAAAGTCGGCAATACTGATGGATAACAATATTCTTGCCTCCGATTATGGTCTGGAGCAAATTGAGAAGATAATCAAACTTCGTTATCGGGTAGACTTCAATCAAGGCTTGGATAGCCGTTTGGTGACGGACGAGATTGCCAAAATGCTATCGCAAGTACGATGGATAGAATACATACGCTTTGCCTGTGATACAATGGCAGCCGTAGCACCTTTGAAGGAAGCCCTAAACAAACTCAGAAAACACGGATTCAATAGGCGAGTCTTTGCCTATCTGCTTGTCAAGGACGTAGAAGATGCCTACAAACGTAGCCAAATTCTCAAAGAACTTGGAATCGTGCCATTCGCTCAACCGTACAGGGACTTTTCCAATAACAAAGAACCATTGCCGGAACAAAAACGCTTTGCTCGCTATGTCAACCGCAAAGCGATATTTTATTCAACCGATTGGGAAAATTATAAAAGATAACAGATATGAAAATAGCTACTATATTAAAATCGAACCTTGCTATTACCCATAAGCAAGGCGAAAAGATTCGGGACAGGATTATCAAGAAACTCTATCATGGTAAGCGGGTAACTGTCGATTGTGGCGGACTGATTGCTATGACCACACAATTCCTGAAACCCATTTGCGAAATTGTACTGCTATATTCCCAAGACTTTCTGAACGAAAATGTCCGATTTACAAATATCAGGAAGATTAATGCCCTTCTACTCGAACATTGTATTGATAACATTTTAAAAACTAAAGAAGATGATAAATAAAGAATTAGAAGATTTTTGCTGCAAGCTGCATATCCAGCCATCCGAGCTTTCAGGAACATCACAAAAACAGCCCCTACCATTGTATCGGGCTGTTTTTTCTTATCTAATGTACCCTACTTATACACAGACGCAAATAGGTCGGTTGTTCAACCGCAAGCCTTCTGCAATAAACACCTCCATGAGTCGGCTGAAAGACGCTCTTTCGGTTGGCGATAAAAGCGTCATTCGGATTTTTGATATACTCAATATTAATCCCAATTTCATTTCCACGAGTAAACCTGAATTTAACTCTTTCAGCAAACAAGTTTACGAGGCCAACAAACTAAAAGGATTTCACGATACTATACACCCCGACAAGCATCACCTTTGCCTTATTGTCAGTGAACTCATGGAAGCCATCGAAGCCGATAGGAAAGGTCGTAGAGCCAACTTGCTTAAATACGAATTTTGTATGGATAAAGTGGCAAAAGAGGATAAAGATGCTACGTTCCCCAAATATTTCAGGGAGTATATTAAAGATACAGTCGAGGATGAATTAGCTGACGCAGTAATACGCTTGTTCGACTTTGCAGGAGCAAGGAGTTACGACCTTAGCAATATTCCGTTTTCCTCCAACCAAAAAAGGAATAGCCTTTTTACTGAAAGCATTTGGGATATAATCATAGAATTAGTTGCATGTGAAGAAGAAGAAGCGGTATTTTGTGCTATCCGAAAAATAGAAGAACTATGTAAAATTCTAAACATAAATCTCTGGAAACATGTAGAATTAAAACTGAAATATAATAAATATCGTCCGTACAGGCATGATAAGCTATATTAATCCGAACATTCGCTTTTCTCTTTTTCCTCTCTGAGTTTTTCCACGCATTTTTGTAATTCCTCTTTGTTTTTACGCAAAACTGTTATCTCCGAAGTTTGATTCTGGCTATACATCTGTATATTACCCAAAGCAAGGGATAAATATTTGATAATCTCTGTAAGTTCATTTGCTGATATTTCGGCTACTTCTTCTTCTCCTTTGAGCTTTACCCGCATATTAGTATTGTGAAACAACAGGTTTTTATGGTAGCCATGTCCAGTGATAAGCCATTCAAGGCTTATTTCTGGATAAACTTTCGAGATAAGATTCAAATTATCACTATTTATACAGCTTTTTTTTTGCAATAAAAAACTCTTGGATAAATTCGTCTTTTCATAGAAACCCTTATGACTTTCCCCTATTAATTTCAAAAATAAGATTAACCTTTCCCTAATTGACAACTCTTTTAACTTGTCTTGATTTTCCATGTTAGATAAATTTTATAATCAAAGTTTTAATTAAATTCTTAATCGACTTTTGTGTGACTGTAATTCCGTATGCCAATTTATACAAAAATAAGTTTTATTCTATTATATACTGAATATCAATATTTAAAATTTGATTTTCAACCCCTAAATAATCAAATTTAATAATGTTGTGGTTAAAAAACTTTTCGGAAATACGATTTATATTGCTGCAAAATTAACATTCTGAATAAAAGTTTTGATACTTTTACTGAATACTAAGGGCTAAAATTATGAATATTAGGATTATAATTATAATCATTCGACTTAGCTTATTTTCAATTAGTGAGGCAAATCTACGAAAATCTATATATTAAAATCAAAACGACAGAATGAAAAGGACAATCATATACAAAAGAATTATTACCTAAATATTTTATACAATTTAATATAGCTTATAGATATGGAAAAAACAACCAAAAAAAATCAAGATGAAATTATTGTCATTAATCATATCAGATACAAATATAATGACAAGGACAATATCATAGTTGGCAGAATGGATAATGGAGAGTACCTACTTCATGTTGGTAATGATGATTACCCCCATTTATACCGCACAATGTTTCTATCGGAGGAAATTCTTGTCGGCATTATGGCTTCTATCATTGCCTATTTTCGGCAAAACCACATTGATATAACGAAAATAATAATTGAGCATTTAAAAGGAAATTCAATGAAATTTATGTACACACCAAAGAAAAATTAATAATGGTGTATTAAAGTGGAGGTATTATTAAAAATGTGTTATAGGCTGGATTAATTATCATGGCAAAGAATTATAGAAAAAATAAAATTTTTATTCCCAATACTGTAAAATTCCCAAAGTTAGCAAATCAAAAGAGGGCAAAGAGAGTAAATAGGGTAGTTGAAAAGAAGCAGCCCTTAGATGATGTTATATTGGAGAACAGTGGCATTGATGCTAAAAGATTAGCAATGTTGATAAATATATGTCATGCTGTGGCTGATGTAAATGAGAGGCTTTCTATGGAAATCAGTGAAATTCTGAAAGTGGCAGACCCCACATTAGAGTTACAGTTCCAAAGGTCAATACGGCAAATCCGCAATCATGCAGCCGACATGGTACGTTTTGTGGACACCCACACGTCACCTGAGTTTTCGGAAGGCTTTGGCGAAGTAGCAGACGCACTAATGGAGGTTATAATGAATTTTTTTCGTGTACAAGAACAGTAGTAAATGAATAATCTATTAATTCGTTATTGTACCCACTTTAGAGTTAATATCTTGGATTTTAAGGGGGAATCACGGGACAATAATCTCCCTACTTACAGGCATATTTTCTACTATTGTGTGAAAAATAAATTTTCAAATGTCAAACTAAAACATATTGCTGACGTAGCGGATAAACAAATCTCAGGTGTAGGATATGGAGTTAAGAAGATTGCCAACTTGATAACACCGATTATCAAAACTGGCAGTTCCCAGAATCTAATTACGCCAGAGATGCAAATCATAAAAAATCATGTAGCTTCTTTTTTAAATATTTGCGAAGAATATAAAGAAACAGACCTGAAATTACCAGAAAGAGAGTAAGTCCACCAATCCATTTCAGGAATATATCAGATTCCTTTTGTGTATTGGTTTCGGATTTTGTCGAATTTGTGCTATTAATTTTACTTATAGACTTTGACTTGTCATTGGTTTTTTCCCAACCTTGTTGGTTAACCTTTGCTTGCTCTGTCATTTGAGCATTTTTATCTGTTTTCTTTTGGAAGAAAGTCTCTTTTTCTTTCTTCACTGGAGGTTTACCTGTTAAAGTATTAACAGGCTTGTCGGTGTCGTATTCAGTCTCTTTGTAGTTGACATTCATTTGTTCCGACAAAGCCTTGTTCACTATTTTTTCAATTTCGGCTCGGAGTTCCTGTTCTTGAGTCGCCTCTATATTACTATTCTGTTGGGTTGAACCTGTATATTTCTGTTCAGCCCTTTCTTTCTTTGTGCTTCGACACGAAGCGAAAAACCATAGCAATACAAGAAGTAAAGCAGTAATCAATACATTCCGAAGAAACCTTCTCATGGCATATTCCTTTCAATAGTCCTTATCACATTTTTCAGTATAGTAGCATAGTTGGGGTCGGTAGCATATCCCGCTTTCGCTATTTCTTCCGCAAATCTGTACGGATTGTGCCGCACCTCCAAAGCCTTAGCATAACGTTTATTTTTAAAGAAAAATTCCGCATGGTCGCTGAAACATTCCTCTGGCGAATCATAAGCTCTAAACCAATCCTTTACTTTATACTCCCACTTTCCGTCACTTCTTTTTTTCTTCGATATAATTTGTGGAAATACGCCGTTTTCATGGCTCAGTACCTCTCTGGTCGTAAGCAGTTGACGCTTATCGGCAGGGGTATCTTTTGTTGCTTTCACCCCGAAAAACATATTTCGAGGGGCTTTGTTCGCCCACTCACTTTCGAGAGCCGCCTGTGCCAGCGTAAACATGGCATCTATTCCCGTTTTCAGTTCTGTTTCCTTTGCAAATGGGAGATAGGTATTGACAAATACTTTTGGACTTAGTTTCATTCCTTTCGTCTTAACGCACAATCCGTCACAACACACTTAAACTGTTTCAGTAGGCTAATATCCTTCGAGTTCTGGGTTACTATCTTTTGCAGTTCCCCAACGGTAGCCCGCAGTTCCGAGTTGTCCCGTTTCATCATTTCCTTATCGTCACGAAGGTCTTTTATCGTCTCTTGGTACACTTCCTGTACGGCTTTCATCGCTTCCGCTTCGGCTTGTTTCTTGATAGAACGCCATTTCACTAAAGCAACAATACCGCCTCCCGCTATAAATGTCAGGACTGGTTCTAAGTATGTAGTGAGAAATTCTTGCATGGGTTATTATTTTGTTTTTGTAGGAGCAGGAGCTACTGGAGTAGCATCAGCCTCTATTTCCGTCATTAATTCATCAAAAACTGAAAGATGGTCTAACATAGAGTAATCATCGTTGAAATCCGTGTTAATCCTCCCGTTTTCCTTCCTTATATACCCTATTTGCAAGAACTGTTCGTCTGTTTCTTCCGAAATAGCACACTGCACAGAAGTCAGCATCCCGTTTGTGATGATGTAATGAATGGCATAGGTTATCTTTCCCTTTACCACCTGAGCATCCTTGTTTGTGACGATGTTCGTAATTTGTAACATAATGTCTTGTAGTTTGTGTTAGGTAAAAAAAGCCCGACTCGGATTTTACTCCAAATCGGGCTATGTGCCTCTATTTATACTGTAAATATAATGCTTTTTTCTATGCTTTACAAGTATCTATTTTTGCGTATTCTTCAACTGTTCTTTTAGTGCATCAATATCTTTTTTCTGGTAATCTACTGTCGCCTCTAATTTTCCGATTTTCAGGTTTGCTTGACTTAATTTGTCATAAGCCTCTTTTAAATCCTTAGAAGAATCAGGATTGATAATATTCAAACTATCCGCTTGGGGAGCGTTCATCATAGCATTATCAGACAATGTAGCACTATTGTTGTATGTAAAATTCTTCGCTGCTTCTTCCAAATCAAATTCCTTTAAAAACTCTACTGGAACTTCATAGTAATTAGCAAATTGTTGTAATATTTCATCGGAAATAGTCTCCGATATTTCAAGCTCGTAAATTCTACTTTGAGTCATATTATTGTCTTTGGCAACTTGTGATTGGGTTCTTCCCTTATAACTTCTCATTGCTCTCAACAATCTGCCCTGATGAGTTTTTTTATTTATTGGTTTTTCTACAATTTCACTCATATTTTTTCTTTTTTTCAAATATATACAATAAAAGTATAATATGCTTACTCCAAAATTACTATATATAATCTGAAATTAACATAATTTCGCAATCATAAATTGTTAAAATAATTAAACAGCTATAACTCAACCAATTAGTCATTTTTACCGAATAGTTAATTATCAAAATATTTCAATTACATTTGTCAGTATTAACAAAATGGCTTATACGGAGTCGAAACCCTGATGTTGTAGAAGGATTGTAGCATACGCAAAACATATAATCCAGCCTGTCAATATATACCAAAATAGTCGAGCTTGCTCACTGCCTTTTTACAACGGTCTTTTCAAAAGAGGTCTTTTTTTTATGCATATCTACAAGCACCGCTTAATTGATAAGGTACATTGATTAAGCTCAGGGGCGCAATTAATGCGCCCCTTTTATTGCTCTATACAGATATTTCTTTCAACTTTAGACCTTAATACCAATTTTCAATGCTACACACGCCCTCTAACGATTGCAGATAATCATGGAGTAACCCGTGAAGGGTTGCTCTTTGATTTAGTTATCGAGGCCAGTAATTAAACATCCAGTATTGCCCGTCAAAGATAACTACGCTCGTGTCTCCCCTTCCGTTTCTGTGCCACAAATCATTAACTATATTACCATCAGTATGTATTTGTTTGCCATTGCCGTAAATATGAATATTTTTAGCATTAACCCGTCTAATAAGTATGCACGTTCCCTCATACGGATTAGCAGGCAAAAAAAGATTTATATCGCTCGTGCTGTTATAGCATGATACATAAGTATCACCCTGATTTAATGTTGTTGTCGCAGATATGCGTCTTACGCCGAAACACAAACCATTAGCTTTCAGTATATCAAACCATCCTCCGTATGCAGGGGCGGGATTCGAGGCTGAATTGCTTGCCCGTCCAAAAACGCCCACAAGCCCCCAATTGTTGAAGTAAGATTTATTCATAGCCCCAAACCCCAATCCTGCAATAGAAGCTTTTATATTATAGCCTGTGGTTGCGGAATAAGGACTTACCCCCGCACGGTTAGCCAAAATACCCTGTGAACTCATATATGCCGTATTGTAATCACTGTCTCTCGATTCAAATACCCCGTTCGAAGCATCAATCTTAGTAGTCTGTGTTACAGTCTTTAGCCCATTAGTTTCGGTGTAAATCGTCTGGCTGTTCTGAAATTCGATTTTTCTGTTCTGGCTGTCTATTTCCAATGATTGACCATCCGCTACACTCTTGGAGTAAAAACGACCATTATTCTGTACCTCGAACACACTTGTCCCGTCAGCCGTCTTTACAGATAGATTTTGTGCTTCAATAGCTTTAGCAATCGTATGTCCGTTTAGCTCTATTGTTTTAGCCCCTAAAGAAATTTTATTGTCGGTCAATGTCAGGCTCGAACCCGCAATTTGCCCTATATCTTCTGGTGCTGGCTGCCAATCAGAAGGCTTGGTCGATTTCTCTATCATCAGGTTTTTTATAGCAACCGAACCTGTCATATTATCATGTCGCATATTAATGCTAAAAGTGGCATTTGTAGCTTGTTGAGCAGACAGGGTAAAAGAATATGCTACTTTTATCTCACCCGTTCCGCTAACTCTACTTACTATACTATGACTTGTAAATCCAGCCGTCCAGCCTGTCACATTTCCAGAACCTTGAAAGGTTAAATAAGGGTTTGCATTTTTTACTATATTTTGGAATTTATAGTCGAAAGACACCGTTATTACATCACCAGCTTGCCAGTTTTCGGCATTGACAGTATGCCCGAAAAGACACTGATTGATAGTATTGGTAAGAGTTACCATATTGCTCCAATCTTTCGATGTCTTTAAAGCATAATTCCTTCCTCCCACCTGTATTTTACTCACTTCGAGGCGTATGTCGCTGGCTGTCTGATTTATCTTCGAGTACAAAGTTTCGCCATTACCTAATGAATTTACGCCTGTTTTCTCGACAACCGATGTTATGCGGCTATCCGTCTGCTCGATTCGACTCTTACTGACATATACGTTAATCTGTTGCCACGTAGAGCCATTCCAGCGATAAGTTAAATAACAACCATCAGTAAGACTTATCTTATACCACAGGTCGCCAACTCTGTGACCGCCTTCGGGAACTGCGGGTGTCGTATCAGAATAATAGGTGCGATTCTTTGAATTAGCCGATGCCTGAGCGTTGTTAGCGACTGTTTGTGCTGTATCAACCAAAGCCTTTGCCTTATCTGTAACACCCTTCAATAATGCAATTTTAGCATCATAGTAGACTTTAAAATTATTTCGGAATGTAGTACCTGCAATAGTGCTGTTTATTGTAAGGTTTGTCAACAAAGGGGTAATATAACTATTCAGTGCATTGTAGGCATTAACGTAAGTTGTAGTCGCTACGCCGTAAGTGTTCGCCTGTGCTACCACTGTCGAATATTCCCCTTTGATTATATTCCATTCTTTTAACGCTTCCTGCTTCTCGCTTGGTGTTAACAGATTATCATTCGCTATTTCCGATAATTTAGTATTTGCCGTATTAGCCGATGTCTGGGCGTTATTAGCGGCTGTTTGCGCTGCATTAGCTTTCGTATCATCCGTATATTTAGTTGTAATTTTCCAATCCGAATCGACAAACGCCCCCGATGTACGGGTATTTTGGCTTTGCTTTATCGTTCCGTCATAAGTTACCCACAAATCGCCTTTGGCGTATGGTACTGTCGGGCGGTCTGTGGCAGCAGAAGTATAAGATTTGTAGACAGAATTTTTGCCTTCCACTTTTGTTATAGTAGATGAAATCTGCCCTGCCTGTTGCTCTATTTTCGATTCCGTAGTTGATACTCTGCCTTGCAGGGAATTGAAATCGGTTTGGCTTACTTTCGAAGAAACAGAATCACTCAGGACTTTCAACTCCGATTCGACAGACTTACCCGTAGATTCAATGATAAAATTTCCTTTAAATTTATTCCCGGAAGGAGATATAACAGTAACCTCTTTGCCTGTCAGATTAAAGGAATTTATACCAGCATATTGTTTGATAGAAGGGGCATCAGAGCCATAAGAGGAAATGATGATAGCCGATTGCCTTTTAGCATCTGTCCTGTTCCCGAATTGGATTATATCATCCCCCTTAGTCGGTATGTCCGACCCGTCAGCATCCGTTTTTGATAATACAATATAATCACTTCCCACAGCCAGAACCCGCCTCCAATAATATTTCATGTCCTGACCGTTGAATTTTCGGCAAATGGCTTGGTCATTTATGACAAACTGATTTAGTATTTTTCCGTTATCTGTCTCGAAGAAACACTTATACCCATCAGTCTGAATCTCCACTTTGGAGCATACCATACTGGCAGGGGAAACTAAAATCTGACCTCCTACGCTCTTTATTTCAGCGACAGAAAGAGTGCTGAAAGTCGTCTCACGCCTTACGAACAGATTATCGAGTTCGGCGTATGACTGACCGTTATTGGCATCTTTCCAGATACGAAAACCTGAGCCAAATTGACCTGACGTAAATGTATCGTTCCCGAACTGATTGGATATGACTTGCCCTTTGCTCGTGATGTCCTTGTGTACCGTCAAATCCTTTTCAATAGATAAACTTTGTATAAACCGCAGATTACCCTCTGCATCATCATCTTTCAATCGGCTAAGAAAATAATGCGTACCCAATGAAAGTATCAGCGACTTTACTTGCTCCAGTGTTACCCCTGTATTGTTTGTGATAAGCTGGTTAATGGAATTTTGAATTTTATCCAATGTTCCTGCCACTTGTTCGTTGCTCAGTGTTACATCGTATGTCGGTATGAGTTTAGTGCCGATGTTTATTTTTAAAGATTGAATAATAACCGAAGCGTCAATATTCAGGTCTGTATCATCGAAATTCAGAATATCGCCCTCCTTTATGCTTTCGCCCAATTCAGGATTGTTAGCCATGAATATCTCGTCTATCTTAGGCGTATAGGTGAATTTCGTTTTGTCGTTCTCCGATAAATATTCCTCAGCCGCTACTTTCAGTCGTTGTGCCGCAGCTTTGATATACACATCGGGCATTTCAATTCCCAAAATAACAAATTTGTCGGCAGCATGTATCTGATAATTGTTGTTAGGAAATGCGACACCGCCACCAATCGCATCATCGGTAAAACGCTTACACCTTACCACATATCGGGTATATCCAAGTGATGTATCTTTGGTTATTCCTCTCTCCAATATATCGAAAGTCCTTCCGACACACATACCGCTTTTCATCGCTATTTGCATTGTATCGGTGGTAGCATACTTGTATTGCCCGTCACTGTCTTTGGCGGCAATATCAAAACCTAAATCTTTCAGGTAAATAGTAAATGATTCAGGAATTTCGCCTTCTCCCTTTTGTGGAATCTCACCGCTATCTGTCGGATTCTCGGCACTTAGCACTTCATCAATATTGCCGTTGTCTCCATATTTCAGGCTTACACTTATTCCCGCATTGTTTAGTTCCGTTTGTGTCATACCCTCCAACGAAGGAAAAATATCAGGTAGTTCTTTGTCTGAACCGTCAAAATAGATACTCCCTTCACGTAAGCCATATTCAGCAATAGTATTCGAATCGAGATATACTTTCGAAGGGTCGGAAATCACAATCGGAAACTCAGGCAACATCAAATTAGGGATATACACACTATCCTTTATATATTGCTTCCCGCTTCCGTCTTTTAGCTTGTTATAATACTTGTGAGGAATATTTCGGGTGCTGCCATAAGCTCTCAGTCGGGTTATTATTTGAGCGTCCTGATTCGTTGTTTGCTGAATGTCGTATAAGCCTTTTCCCTTGCCGTAACCAAAAACCTTTCCTACCGCAATACCCGCCGTTCCGATTGTTATAGTACGGTTTCTGATAATAAAGTTCGCACCGAACTCAGAGTTGGCTAATCCCAATGCTTCCCAACATGATATTTTATTGATTGTAATATTTTTATCAGAAGTAACAGAGTCAGGCGAAACAATAACAGTCCATTTTTCATCGCCACTATATACCCTGTCAAGGTTTGCCTGTAACCTGTCGGCTAAGTCCTGCACACTGTTCGCATAGAATGAAAATTCCGAAAGGCTGGTATAATGGATTTTATTATCAAAAAGAACAACGTCCAAAAATTCCACTCGTGTCAGTTCGTCCGATAATGAGTTGAACTTTATGTTATCATAGACAAATGCTGCCCCGTAAGTACCCTTTCGGGCTTTTTTCTGTTTGGGAGGAATATAATTCAGGACAAATTTCTCATTCCTGAAATGAAAGTAATCTCCGATTTCAAAATCTATCGGTGTAGGAGACTCAAATTTTGCCGAGACAAAACACTCTCCTAAGAAAGTTCCGTTATAAGTAAGTTTGTGTAGTTCGGCTTTTGGAGTAAGCCCGTCTTTTGAGTAAAGTGTAACTTTCATTTGAATAAGACTATATCTGCAATAGGATTATTAACTTTCAGCTTCACAGAGAATACGACAATATCGTCCTGACCGTCACGCCTGTATAACACATCTTCGGAATAACCCATGTATCGCACATTGGTTCTACCTATTCGGGTATAAGTGTCGTATATATTGAAGCTCCCACCCGAAGCCAGATAAGTGAGGAATTGTTTTATCCGGGTATTAGCGGTTCTATGTACTCCTACATAGACAAATTCACATTCCATTTCGTAGGCTTTGAAATAAGGTGTGTCAGGGATATATTCATCATCCCCCTGTTCGTCCATCCAATTACGGGAAGGAATATCTTTCAAGTCGGGAAATAGTTTGAATGGAATACTCTTTACATAAATACCCCATTCCATACTATCCCTTACAGCCAT